TCATAATTCTTCCTCCTGAGTGTAGATTTCATTGAGTATGTCGATAATTTCCTGCTTTTTGAGTCCCTTGGCGCGGGCGGCAGAGATGGCGTCCGAAATTTCGGACACCGCCGTGTCGTGCACCGAATCGTTCTTGAAAGCCTTTTCGCTGACGAAGCTTCCCTTTCCGGGCACGGTGTATATCGCACCGTAGGATTCAAGGTCGGAGAATGCCTTTTTTACCGTGTTTATGTTCACACCGGCGTCGGCGGCAATGGACCGTATAGACGGCAGCTGTGAGTGCGGAGCGAATGTACCGACAAGGATAAGAGTCAGCAGCTGATTTCTTATCTGCTCGTATGCCGGCACGCGGCTCTGCTTGTCGATTAAGACCACAGCGATTCTCCTTTCTTTTTGATTCCGGCGCGCCGCAGTGCACCAAAATCAGAATAAGTGTGCTATCTGTCGTAGCACACCTATATCATAGCACGAAAAATCCCGTTGTCAACACTTTTTTAAAAAATTTTAAGACAGCGGAAAAACTGCGATTTAAAGCCGGAAATATAAAAAAACGCCGAATGCAAGTTATCAGACAGGCAATCAAAAGAAAGTCGTCCGACAGGCAAGCATTCGGCAATGACAATATATCATGGAATAAAAATTATGTCAATATCTTTTAACGGCCAAGCAGAGATAATTTCAATGCTGTAAACAGCCTTGTAAAAGACATGGCAAGCATGAGACAAAAACGCCGAATGCAGGATATCAGACAGGCAATCAAAAGAAAGTCGTCCGACAGACACTGCATTCGGCATTGATAATATTATCATAACAAGAGAATCGTGTCAATACTTTCCGCGCGGCAGTAATTCTAAAAGCGAAGCACAGATGATAATTAGTTATCTGCGTCAAAAATAAAAACCGATATCTGACCTCAGGCCTTAAGGCTCCAATTGCCAGTGGGGGAAGTCAAATATCGGTTCTGTATTAAAAATATCACGCTTTGGTATAAATGTCAACAATAAGATTAATGCTGATTTTAATATCGGTATCGCTGAACGCTTCGTTCCTCTCGGATTGAACAGCAAAAGAGCCTTACTGAGATACTGCTCCATTGTTCCTGCAACGAACATCGAGACACCTTTATTCGTAAAAGACACCTTGATTCCCATAAATCAGAGCACCGTGAAACAGCTTTTCAGGCGTCTGAAAGTGCAGGCTGATATTCCTCGGCTGCACCCTCATTTGTTGCGTCATTCCTTTGCTACACGGTACTTAGAGAACGGCGGGGACATTTACAGCTTGCAGCTGATTCTCGGTCATACCTCGCTTGAAATGGTAAAGAAGTATGTGCACTTGATTCCCTCAAAAACGGTAGTTAATTTTGCTTTTCTCTCGCCCTTGGATAACGCCCTCAAAAAATGAAAAAACCCAGCAGTTACAAGGCTTGTAGCTGTTGGGCTTCTCTTTGGTGATCCATCGGAGATTCGAACTCCGGACACCTTGATTAAAAGGGATAGTTTGTTGCACGAAAAACGTTGATATATATAGGCAAATGCGAATGTGTGTTCACAATTTGTTCCCAACCGTTGAAAAATCACGTGCGCTCAGTTATAACAAATTGACCGCTTTTTGAAGCTGATCGATGTCGACATGGGTGTAGACTTTATTGGTAACGACTTCCGAAGAATGTCCCATGAGTCGCTGAATATCCCATTTATCTGCGCCGTTGCGGTGCAACATAGAAGCAAATGTGTGCCTGGTCGCGTGAGGCGTCAGGCGAGGCAAGTCGAGCGCCTCAAGTGTAGGGTAGTACCATTTTGCGCGAAAGTAGCGCGCTGTTACCGGGACGAGTTTGCCGTTGTGCTCATGGCAAACTATTGTCGGTCCGCCTTTATCGAGCCACTTTTGCAGATACGGCATTACTTTATCGGAGACCGGGACAACTCTGTTTTTTCCGGCTTCGGTCTTTTCACCGCCGCGAAGAGTATGATTTGCTGAATCCCAGCTGAACGGTGTAAGCGCCAAAAATTCATTTATTCGCCAACCTGTGTAGCACATAATCAGGATTAGGTCGGCATACATAAAGCCTTCCTTAGCTGCGGACTCGAGTTTTTGCAAATCGAGATCGCTGAATGGTACCTTTTCTTTTGTTTCTGCTTTTGGGAGGGTGACGAAGCTTGCGTAATTTTTGATAACGATATCATTCTGCACGGCGTAATCACAAAGCAGGGAAGCGAAGAGTTTTATTTTTTGCAGAGAAGAGGCGGAGAGTCCATTTTGATGTGCCGTGTCAACGACCGTTTGAAAATGGGCGGCTCGCAAATCTTTTACTTTATATGAACCGAGTACAGAAAGCTTGTTCCACGCGGCGTTATAATTGTCCTGTGTCTGTTTCGCGAGATTCTTAAATTTCTGTAATTTCTTATACTCGGCGCACAGTTGTGCGAGTGTGATATTTTCAGCCGAAGCCGGAACATCAATATGCGGGGTCTTATGCCATGCGCCGAGAGCTGTCATTGCCTCTGCCCTCGTGGCGTAGCAGCCTATCAGCTTGCGCTGCTTTTCGAGGGAATATTCGGAGCTGCTCTGCGGAGCAAGAACAGCCCAGGGTTTGCGCCGGTTTCCGCTGAGTTTGCGGATCGTTCCATATCCGTTCGGATTTTTCATAAAAATACCGCTCCTTTGCTTGTACTTTTCCGGAGCGGGTGATATAATATATATATCAACTCACTCTGTCGTAGGTGTGGTTTGATGCTCCGCCCGTCCCTGTTCCCGCAGGGGCGGGCTTTTTTTATTTTATAGGATAAATAGTCACATAGATTTCGGGCTTTCCGTTATCGTCAAAATCGCACTCTTCAACCTTGCCGACGATTCTGCTCGCACCTTCGGCGTATTCGATAGCAGCCTTTGGCAGCTCTCCAAAGTCTAAAGGGCCGTCGGTTACGATGTATTTATCATCATCAACAAAGACCCACACGCTATCGCCGGGGCTTAATACTTCGGCATTTCTTGCGCGCGAGATGCCTTCGCCGTCTTTTTTTGTAACTCCGATAAGCTTAAATGTCCGACCTTTGAAATAATCCAAGTCCTTATAAAAGCCTATGAGAAAGTATGCATCTTCTGTCGTCAATCGTTTAAGGCAGCAGAGCATTTCGTCGCCACGCTCAAGCCAATCGTGGATCATATCCTGCAAGCGTCCTTTGTGCACATACCCTATCTTCTTTCCCTCGAGGTACAGAGCAACGGCACGGGAATCATATTCGTTTTCCGGCTCAAGGACTATATCCAAACTTTTTCCGGTTTTCCCGATTAGGTCGGCAACACCACAAACATCAGGGAGCATAACGAGGTGTGCTTCGTAGCTATATTTAAGTGCTTTACCGTCAATAACATTCGGAAGAAAATGAAAGTTCTGTTTGTCTTTCTCGGGTATAAAAAGCGGACCGGAGCCGGTTTCTGCCGGCTTGACCGGCTCGGAGTCCGGCACAGCTCGGTCGGGGATGTCGATGGAATCAACCGCGGCGTCCTTTTTCTTTTTTGCGTGTCGCAGAATCAGGAACACGCAGACGGCAACAGCCACGAGGCCGACCACGATAAGCACCGCGAAAAGAGCCGGGTGGGCGCTTTCCTTGACTTTTTCGATAAGTGCCATTATGCCGCCGAGTAAAAACATTACCGCGATAATCAACACCCAACTGACTTTTTTCTTGCCTTTTGCCATTTATTTGACCTCCAATCTTATTACAAGCGCCCGAGGGCTTGTTCTTTATAATAGCTCATAGCTTTTTGCATGAACGGCACGGTCACGTCAAAATATTCGGAAAGTTCCCATGATTCTGTGAAACCGTGCTTCACCGCTTCCTCAAGCTCGTCCTCCGGGACGAGCTTTTTTATTGCCCACTTGTCGGCGGCATATTCGTGCTTGGCGCGGACGTCGCAGGCGGCATGTATGTTGTAAAAGCTGCCCGTGACACAATGTCCGAGCTCGTGTGCCAAACGGACGCACTCGTCGCTTGTCGTCTCCAAACAAAACGGATCAATTCCTATGTAACACTTTCCGTTCCGCCGCATAGCCGATACTGCGCCGATTATCGGCAGAGAGACTGCAAGCACTTCAATGTTCTCTTCTTCTGCTAAATCATACAAGCCGTCAAGACTACTCATTTTTGTTTCTTTCCCTTTCCAAAATAAACTTTGCAAAATGTTTGACTTCTGCATACATTTCCGGAGTTATTTCTTCTTCTGTCGCGCCGTCAAAAAGTGCAAACATGATGTCCTCGTCGTTGACTTCTTGAGATGTCGGACGCTCTCTCAAAAGTTCGTCAACCGAGGTTTCGAGGCATTCGGCTAATTTCAAAAGAGTCTCGTAGGATGCCTCCCTTTTACCGGTTTCATAGTTGCAATATGCCTGGCGGCTTATCCCCAAATAATCCGCGACATTCTGTTGTGACAAATTCTTTTTGTTTCTGTAATAGGCCATATTATTCATTTCTACCACCTCGATATTATTATACGCAACATTTTGTTGCATGTCAATCATTGCAACAAAATGAAACATTAATATACCGGGAAAAGTAAAAAAATAAAAAAATGTAAACAAAATGTTGACATATCGACTTGAACATGCTAAAATCATGTCAACAAAATGAAGCAAAGAGGTGCTTGAAATGAGAACTTATCTCGTGAAAAGACGAAATGAACTAAATCTTTCGCAACAAGACGTTGCCAATTCTATTGGAATCAGCCGACAGTATTTCAATTCTATCGAAAATGGTACGCGCCAAAAGAAAATGGACATCACTCTCGTTGCAAAACTCGCGACAGCCTTGAATCTTACGGTGGAAAATATTATTCACGCCGAGGAAAACTGGCTTAAAGAGCAGAGCGCTTGAGGAAAGGAGCTACACAATGAACAACATATCAACCTTTAATAACCCTGCATTTGGCAGTGTGAGAGCTGTCAGTGTGAACGACGAACCGTATTTTGTCGGCAGAGATGTCGCCGAGATACTCGGATATAGTAATCCGCGAAAAGCAATCGGCGACCACGTAGACGATGAAGATAAAACCGATGGGGTAACGATTCGTGACTCCATCGGTAGGGAGCAAAAACCCATAATCATCAACGAGTCAGGTCTTTACAGCCTTATCCTCTCAAGCAAACTCCCAAAAGCCAAAGAGTTCAAGCGCTGGGTAACGGCGGAAGTGCTTCCGGCAATCCGCAAAACAGGCGGCTATGTCAACGATACGGCACAGTTCGTCGAAAGCTATTTCGGACAGCTCGAACCGAATCAGAAACACGCGCTGACGATGATGTTTGACGAGAGCAAAAGAATGAGCGCACAGCTCAAGGAGCAAGCCCCGAAAGTTCTCTTTGCCAACGCGGTAGAGACGGCACACAACTCGATTCTCATCGGAGACCTCGCGAAAATCATCAGACAGAACGGCGTTGACATCGGTCAGAAGAGACTTTTCGACTGGATGCGTCAGAACGGATATCTCATCAAAGGCGGTCAGAGCAAGAATATGCCGACTCAGAAAGCGATGGATATGAACCTCTTCGAGGTCAAAGAAAGCACGGTGAACAACCCTGACGGATCGGTGAGAATCACCAGAACGACGAAAGTCACAGGTAAAGGTCAGACCTATTTTGTCAAGAAGTTCTTGGCTTGAAAAAGGAGCGGAATCAGCATGCGAAAACCTACGACAGAGGAGATCCTCGCCATCAACGGCAGCGTGCCGGTCGAAATGGCGGCGCGGTACCTTGGCCAGTCGAAAGACTTTATTTACTGTGCAATGCAGAAACAGGTCTTGCCGATTGGCACAGCGTATATCCGCGAGAAAGAATGGTGCTACGACATAAGACCGCAGGCGCTCGTAGAATACAACGAGCATGGCGGGGTTATGCAGCACAAGGAGTTCGAACGATTCGTGCGCGCGATGATTGCCAACGCCGTTGAAATGGCTATACTTGCCGAGAACTGAATAAACAACAAAGAAAGGAAGAAAAGAAAATGATTGAAAGCTTAAAAAAGACCCGCGCGGACTATCAACGCGCATGCGACCGTCACGATGCCGAAGAAATGACAAGACTGTCCGGCAAGCTTTGCGCAATGCTTGTGCAGGAGATCATGATGGCATTCGGCGGAGTCGGTATCGCCGACAGCGTTGTGATTTTGGCCGCTTGCAAAATTACGGCGACAGTTGTAAAGGACGCCGGAAAAAAATTAGGGCTTTCCGCCGAAACGTTGGAAGCGGGGGCGGACGAACTTGCGGAGTTTGCGAACAAAAGAACCACAAGAATACTGGTCGCAATGCCCGCACGCAAGGAGGCCGACAGCGATGACTAAAGACTTGCTTATCATCGGCGCGGTCGTCGCGCTCGTCGCGATTATGATACTCGCGGCTCTGCCGGAGATAACAAGCGCGATGCCGGAGGTCTATTATGTCGAGCCGACCGAGCCGGAGACGGCGGTGGAGGCAAAGGCGGAAACGGTTTTGCAGTCAACTGCAAGCGTCAGATACGCCCTGACCGCCGCCGAGCGCGACGAAATCGAGCGGGTAGTCATGGCGGAAGCAGGAGCCGAGCCGTATATCGGTCAAATGGCCGTGGCTCAGTGCATACTTAACGCCTGCGAGCAGGAGGACAAGCGGCCGCTCGAAATCGTCCGCAGCTTTGGCTACACCGCCGCCCGACCCAAGCCGAGCGACGAGGTCAAAAAAGCCGTCGCCAAGGTTTTTGACGACGGCGAGACCGCTACGGATCGCGAAATACTTTATTTTTATGCGCCGGCGCTCTGCCAGAGTTTATGGCACGAGTCGCAGACATATGTTTGCACCATCGGCGGACACCGATTTTTTGAGGAGGCGGCGAAGTGAGCAAAAATCTTTGTATCGCGTGCTTGGTGATGTCGATTTTTTGTATCGTAATGAGTCTGTGCCCGGGCGATGAAAGACACAAAAAAGTGCAGGCTTTTTTGGGCTGGTTTAATGTTGCGCTGTGGATATGCATTTATATTCGTGACATGTTTTGAAAGGAATTGCCATGACTAACGAAGAAGTCAAGCAGGCGCTTGTCACCGGCAAGCCGGTCATATACTTTGTGCCGCTTGTCGGCGATGTCAGATACGACAGAGTGTCGGCGGTCATATACCGCATTATCAACGGCGAGCTCGCAGTCACCGCCGAGCTTGATGACAGAAAAGGCAGGTCAACGGCCACGGTCCGAATTGACCGCCTGCGATTTGAGAATAAGGAGGATAAAGAAAATGATAAAAAATAGCTATACCTTCAACGAGATAATCGCCCTGCAAAAACTCCCTCTTGCGGACAAGATAGATTACGCGGTGAGCGTTTTGTCGCAATGCGAACTTCTTACAACGCATAATGTAGCTATTGCTTTTAGTGGAGGCAAAGATAGTCTCGTTGTCGCTGACCTCATAGAGCGATTCGTACCCGAGCTTCACGACAAGATACTTTGCATTTTTGGCAACACAGGTGTGGAGTTTCCCGAGAGTTTAGCCTTTGCACGAAAATATGGCAAGGCGCATTACGGTGATAGATTTATTGAGACCGAACTGTTGCGCCTCGACCATGACGAGCTGAGATATGATTTTGCCCGCGAGCTGATTGGAAGGCTGGAATCCGAAGGCGCGCTTGACGAAGTTTTAAAGGCGGACGGCAAGCTCAAAGGACAGGGAGCTTTAATTACGGCAGCAAAAAAACGCGGGTATGAGCTCAACAGGACAAACTGTTATTTCAAAGGGCACAGAATGAATTTTGCGTATTGCCTTGAGCAGTATGGCGCTCCGCTGCTCGGAAAAGCTGCATCAAAACTCGACGCTCATAGAATAAACATCGAGTGCTTTCTAAAATACTCTGACACGCTTTCCGAAGACGAAAAACTTAAAGAATATTACGAAACATTGCGCGAATGCAAATTCTCGCAGCATTGCTGCAAATTGCTAAAAAAAGAGCCCTCGGAGCGCGTTCAGGCCGAGCGCGATGTCGGCATTATAATCAAAGGTTTAATGGCTGCCGAATCTCACACTCGTATGCTCAACGTGGCGACAAGAGGCCCGATATTTGCCTCGCACAGACCACATATCAAGGACGAGCCGTTCTATCACATGTCACCAATAGCCATGTGGCGAGATGAAGATGTGTGGGAGTATATAAATACTTACGGCGTTGAACGTCCGCCGCTTTATGACATCACCTATGAGACCGTGGACGGCGAAATAAAACACATCGAGCGTAACGGCTGTATGTTCTGCGGCACAGATATTCAGTTTAAAAACAATCATCTGAGTGTACTCAGGCAAACTCACCCAAAGGCATATCAGGTCTGCATGGAGCAATTTGGATATCGAAAGGAGCTCAACACCTTGTTCCAACTTCGCAAGGACAAAAATATTCTGTCAGCGATGACCGAAACAGGTAGGAGCGCACGAATGATAGATGCGGTTGGTGACAGTCCGCTCCTTTCCAGAGCTCGCCCCTGCGCATACGACGATTTTGGCGAGATGGTTGACTTGACAGGGACAGGACTTGAGATTGAGTATGACCCCGAGGAGGTATAACTATGGCATTAAAATTCGCAATCCAGACGGTGTTTGAGCTCGCCGTCGTCGTACTAATCATCTACGGCTTTGTCAAAGAGGACAAGCTTATTGCCTTTGAGGACAGAGTCAGAGCCAAAATCAGAGCAAAGAGGAGCGGGCACAATGCAGCCACCGGGAAAGACCGCTGACGCGCCGGGGAGCGGGCGAAAGTGGCGCAGGAAAAAGGTCTGTAAGAGCTGCTATTGGCTGCGAAAAATCGACTGTGTGGGCGACGGCTGGGACGGGAAGTGCTGCACCTACACCTACAACACCAACCGATTCCGCGAGATTCCCGCGACAGACGATTACTGTGCCTATTATTTTGAAAAGAAAAGGAGGCGGCAGTGCTTTGAGCTGTAGCAAGGTCGTTACAAGAGTCGAGATAAGCGGCGCGAAGCCGGTGACACTGCTGTTTTGTCCGGGCTGTGAGGACGAGTATATCGTGCGGTACACGGACGGCGGAAAAGAAACCGAGTGGAGCTTCCGCGACGGTCGCGAGGCACTGAATAAATACCTTGAGCGAATCGAGCGGGCTTTGTGGCCGAGGCTCGACAAATATGAAAAAGGACGCCCTGCGGTAACAGGACGCCCAAATGATGTTGAAACAACACCAAACACCGCTATCAGTATAACACCGCTGCCCGAAGATGTCAACGGGGGCGCGATATGAAAATACGATCTTACAGATGCCCGAAATGCGGGCGTGAATATAACTTTGCCGACGGCAACAAAACAAGACTCTGCCGCGTCTGCGGGTGCGAACTGGACAGCCTGACCGTCTACTCGACGGACGGAGAAAGCACCGAGAAAGACCAGGCAAGCGCGACCCGCCGCGAGAACCGCGAGGCGGAAGAGCAGGAGGCACTTTTTGTGTGGGCGGAATACCAGTCCGCCGCACATCCGGAGCTGCGGCTTTTATACCACATCCCGAACGAAGGCAAGCGTAGTGTCTCATACGGCGCCGCGCTCCGGCGGCAGGGAATGAAAAAGGGCGTGCCTGACCTCTGCCTGCCGGTCGCCCGGGGAAAATACCATGGCTTGTACATCGAAATGAAAGCCGGCCGAAACAAGCCGACGGTCGACCAGCAGTGGTGGCTTGAAGCGCTTGAGCGACAGGGTTTCCGCGCCGTGTGGTGCTCCGGGTGGGAGCGGGCGAAGAAAGAAATATCGGAATATTTGAAATTATGATGTAATTTTTCGAGGTCTAACTCGACAGAGGTGTTGCCGGAAATTAGGACGCAATTTTTTGTGAGCTAATTTTCAGCGCGGCAATCTGAAATTAGTATGCAATTTTTAGCGAGCTAACCTGACAGAGGTGTTGCCGGAAATTAGGACGCAATTTTTCGCGAGCTAATTTACCGCGCGACGGTTTGAAATTAGGATGCAATTTTCGACGAGCTAACTCGACAGAGGTGTTGCCGGAAAATAGGACGCAATTTTTTGCGAGCTAATTTACTGCGCGACGGTCTGAAATTAGTATGCAATTTTTGGCGAGCTAACTCGACAGAAGTGTTGCCGGAAATTAGGACGCAATTTTTCGCGAGCTAATTTACCGCGCGACGGTTTGAAATTAGTATGCAATTTTCAGCGAGCTAACTCGACATCAACACGATTTAAAGGAGAAATGGAAAAAATGACAGAGTTAATGAAAAAGGCAATAGCCAAAATCGACGCCGAGGGCGAAAAGGGAGGCACGAATCAGAAGCGCATAGCGCAGTATATCATCGATGCGCTTATAACCGACGATATCAGTGCGAGCAAGGTCACGGACGAAAAAAAGAGCCTTGCGGACTGTGTGAAAGCCGTGACAGGAAAAGCAAGAAAGCATGCCGAGAACGGCTGCGCGATGGTCGAAGATGAAACGGTCTACTCTTGGATCCGCGAATATTACGGAATCACCGAAGAGCTGAAGCCCGACAACATTATCAGCCTTGACCTTGCGGATCTGCTGTGAGGTGGCGACATGGGACAGAAAGCGAAGAAAATCACCGACAAGCAGTATCGGCACGCGAGGAAAATGGCTTTTGCCAAGTCGATCGACGGTCTGCCGAAAAAGGTCGCGCAGTGGGTTGACGACAGCGTATTGCTGGGAAGCCGCTATCTCTTCACACACCGCGAAAACGGCGTCAGATACGGACACTGTACGCACTGCCACAAGGATGTGGTGCTTGAGCTCGGCCGGACATACAGCGCCGCCGATGTGCAAAATGTCAACTGCAAACACAAGGAAATAGGCTTTTGCCCGGCGTGCAAAAGCACGGTCGAGTTCCGCGACAGCGGCAGAGGCAGAAAATATATGTATGACCAAAAATATATCCTTTTTGCCACGAAACTGCGGGACGGCGGAATCCTCGTCCGGGCGGGATTCGTAGAGCGCGATTACCGCCTGGACTATACAACAGTCAAGACCAATTTTTTTGAGGAATATCGGGTCTATTACAACACAGGTGTTGACGCCGTGTGGGCGAAAAGGTGGTCATACGGTTTCCACGGCTGGGAGAAAAACTGGGAGCGCATGGCGACCATACCGGAGCCGAGCTCGAAACAGCCGTGGTATACGAATGATGAAAATTATGCCGAAAACCACTATTTTGGATTTAATGACGAGACCTTTGAAAACACCAATTTGCGGTATGCGCAGATGTCGGCGTATATGGAAAACTTCGGCAACAATCCTTGCGGCTGGCTTGATACATATGTCAAATATCCGGTGCTGACAGAAAAGCTGGTAAAAGAAGGCTTTATCAAACTCGCGGTCAACGACTCGTGGACGAATGGAATTGTCAACCGCCGCGCGAAGACCGTTTCGGCGGCTCTCGGGCTGACGAAAAAAGAGCTGCGAGAACTACCCGAAAAAACACGCGATGCCGTGCTTTATGCGCAGCTTGCCAAAAAGTACGGCATCACTCCGGCGCAGGCGAGGAAATATGCCGCATATAGTTTAACAAGTATCGAAAACGTCGAGAAGCATTTGCCTTTCAAAAAAACAGTTAAGTATCTCGATAAGCAGAAGGAGATGATCTACACGCTCTGCGACTATTGGAACGACTGCGAAAAGCTTAATCTTGACCTCAAGCGCGAGGATATCCTCTTGCCGCCAGATCTCGCGCAGGCGCACCGGCGCACAAACGAAGCCCTCGCGGAAGCAAGACAGCAAAAGGAGCTCGAAGAGACGCGCAGAATGCAGGAAGAGTTTGGGAAGCGGCTCAAAAAGCTCGAGCGGGACTTTGATTTTGAAAGCGGCGCCCTGTTGATTCGCCCGGCGCGAAGCCACGCCGAGCTTATCGACGAGGGAAGCGCGCTGCATCACTGCGTCGCGACATATGCCCAAAAACACCTGAGCGGGCGGACGGTTATCTTTTTCATCAGAAAGAAAAGCGAGCCGGACAAGCCTTTTTATACATTGGAATATAACCCGAAAACCGAGAGCATCGTCCAGTGCCGTGGCTTGCACAACTGCGGCAAGACGCCGGAGGTCGAAGCCTTTGTAGACGCGTGGAGCGGGTACATCAGAAATAAAAATAAAAAGAGTCACGCGGCAGCGTGAGAGAGGAGAAACACATGAACGAAGTAATCAGAAGCATGGAACTCAGCGGGAACCTGAGCGAGGAACAGAACGAGGCGTTAAATCTCCACTACGAGATAATCGCAAAAGGCAACCTTGCCGCGTCCGCTATGGTGGACTTTTGCCAGAACCTCAAAAGGATGCGCGACGAGCGTAAATATCTTCTGCTCGGGCACGAGACATTTGAGGAGTATGTCGAGCAGGATGTCGGTATCAAGCAGCGACAAGCCTATACATATATACAAGCTCTCGAGTCGCTCGGCGAGAAATATTTGCAGTCGAATGCAAGTCTCGGAATCTCGAAGCTCGGAATGCTCGCCGCCTTGCCGTGGTACGAACGCAGGGAGGTCGAGGAGAACAACGATGTCGCGGAGATGTCCACACGCGAACTGAAAGAGACTATCAGCAAGCTGCACGAGGCGCAGGAGCAGTTGACGCTTATCACTGCCGAGCGCGACGAGCTCGCGAAAAGCAACCAAGAGCACGAAGACCTTTCCGACACCGTCCGCCGCCTGCGCGAAGAGCTGAAAGCGGCGTCCGAAAAGCCTGCCGCGACGGTCATGCGCGAGCCGACCGCCGAAGAGATAAAGCAGTACACCGTCGACGCGATAGAAAAAGAGCGTGCAAAGGCGAAAAAGGACAGAGAAAAAGCCATAGCCGAAGCCGAGAAGCGGGTGCGCGATGCTGCCGAGAAATCTGCCGCCGACGAGCTCGGCAGGAAGACCGAGGAGCTTGAGAAGAAATACAAGGCGGTGCTCGACGCCGCCGAAAAAGAGAAAAGCGAGCTGGTCGGACGGCTGGAAAAGGTCGAAAAGGACGCGAAGCTCACCGCCTCGCCGGAGGTCGCAAAATTCAGCGTCTACTTTGACAGCGTACAGAAATATATCAATGTCATGCGCGGTATAATCGCGTCGATGGATGACGAGACTACCGCCGCCAAACTTCGCGACGCGATGCAGAAGCTCGGAGCGCTGCTCCAGGAGGGTTGAGTATGGACGTAAAAGAGGTATTGGCAAACAGTTCAGCATATACCTATTGCCGTAAATGCGGACAAAAACTTTTATGGGAGTGAAAACAATGCCTGACGCTGATAGATGTGTTTGCTGCGGAGAAATAGTCCCCGAGGGACGGCAGATTTGCCCGCAATGCGAGCGCAAAAGATACATCTACACTATCCCCGATGTCCCGCCGTCACTCAACAAGTTCGCCGGGCGCGGATCCGCACAAGGCAGAAGATGACAGCTTTTCAAATGTTGAGCTTCAGCTTTGCGGGAGCTATGACAAAGAAAACCCGCGAACAGAAATAACAATAAAGGAGCGTTAAAAATGGATTGTAACAAGACAATAAACTTTTTACACGAACTCAAAAGACTTTGTGACTCACGTGATGAGTGCGTGGCTAATGCGGCTAATAAAGAGGACTGCCCGATATTTGGGGTTTGCAAGCTCACGGATTCAAAAATCTGTGCCAATGATGCTAAAAAGGCAATCAAAACTGTGCAAAAATGGAGCGACGAACACCCCGTAAAAACATACGTACAGGACTTCTTTGAGAAGTTCCCAAAAGCGCAAAGCGACTCAGACGGAACCCCGTATGCATGCAGAAAAACAACATACGGCGGAAAGTGTCCGGGGATAGAATGCGATCCGGGGATAGAATGCGATGAATGCTGGAACGAGCCAATGGAGGCAGCTGACGATGAATAAAAAGAAAGCCGGAATCCTGATGTGCACACATTTTAACTGCGATCACCGTCGCGGGAATTACTGCTGTTTCCAGTGTCAGAAAATTGGCACTTGTAAAAATCCTTGTTATAACAGCCCGCTTAAATGCGGACTTGCAAAGGAGGTCGACCAGCATGAAAACCCTGACGCTTGGACAGCTTATCGAAGCGGCGGAGATTTGCGGATCCGCACAAGGCAGAAGATGACAGCTTTTCAAATGTTGAGCTTCAGCTCTGCGGGAGCTATGACAAAGAAAACCCGCGAACAGAGATAACAGTAAAGGAGCTTTAAAAATGGATTGTAACAAAACAACAAACTTTCTTGCCGAACTCCAAAGACTTTGTGGCTCACGCGATAAGTGCACAGCTGATGCGGCTAACGAAGAGCAATGCCCGATGGTTGGAATTTGTAGCTGTGGGCTCACAAATTTCTGCGCCAAAGATGCTAAAAAGACTGTGCAAAAATGGAGCGACGAACACCCGAAGAAAACATACGCACAGGACTTTTTGGAGAAATTTCCAGAAGCGCAGAGAAATTGGGACGGAGTCCCATTTGTGTGCAGAAAAAGAATCTACGGTGGAATACACTCGGCAACATCTGAGGGTTGCGATGACACGAAAGCCTGCTATAGATGCTGGAACAAGCCAATGGAGGAATGACAATGGATAACGAACCCTTTTACCTCGAAAAACGGAGGTGCTTACGATGTTTGATTTAGAGTCGCCCAGAGAGCCATTGCGAAGGTGCCCGTTTTGCGGAGCACCGGCAAAATATGTGGCGACAGCGTCCACCGAAAGGGGCGCGATTAGAGGCTGGGTGTTCTGCATCAAATGTCAAGAATGTGGAGCTTCCATTCCGAAAAAATATAAATTTGAACTTCAAATCAATTCCGACGGTGGGCTTTTGGTGGGCGTCGACGAGCGCGATGAGGCAAAAAAGGACTGGAACGTGCGGGCGGATGACATCGATTTAATAAAGCAGAAAGGAACTTTTTATGAAAATCAAAAAAATTATAAGTCTGTGCAAGGCGAATAAGCACATATCGCTGTACGATATGACAACGCAGATGCTCGGCGACGGCCTCGCCGCCTACTATCTTAACGACTGCCCGGTGTTTTCAATCGACTCGCTTATGACATCTTTCGATATCACACCGACGCAGGCGGACAAAATCGTGCAGCGATACACCGCCGAGCCGCCGGAAGCGTTTTTGAAGATGGTCAAAGACGAATTTGACGGAGAAGAGCGCTGCGATCCTCTGCCGATATCTCTGCGGATAGGCTCTTACGACTATATACCATATAAGACTTCGGCCGGAATAGAGTTTGTCGAGTCAAAATATCTCGAGCCGCTTGATGTGGACGAGTTCGAGCTGTACTACCGTCAGACCGCGGCCGGCGCGTTCTTTGCGGCGAAAGCCGGATTCTTTGTGATGGCGATTATCCCAATCAGCACAACGCGGGTGCTGACGGAGAACACTGTCGGATATCTCGACGAGCTTTCGTCGATGAGTTCGATAAAATACGAAAATTTGAAATGAGGATGTGAAAAGCGGTGCGAGTCAAGAAACGAATATTTTCCGGCGCGGTTTGCGAGCAGGAAGTCTACACGGTTTCTGACCGCACCGCCAATGTCGCAAAAGCGCAGTACAAGCCGGTGCTCCGCACGGACGAGGAGCGCGAGCGCCACAATCTGATGATAGCAAGGCGGAAGCACGCGCGAGTTTTCAACGAGAATTTCTCGCCGACTTCCCTTTATTCCACTCTTACCTTTGACAATGACCACGAAGTACACGACTGGGGCGAGGCGCGTCGGTTGCGTACATTATATAAACGCAGACTACAATACGCGTGCCCGGAAGCGAAAATCAACCTTTATATGGGACGCGGCAGAAACACAAAGAGAATACATTTTCACATGGTCTCCGACGGCGTGCCGGAAGAGATCATTAAAGCGCAGTGGATCTATGGCGATATCGTGCAGATAGAGCACCTGCGCAAGCACAACTATTATAACGGTATAGACCACGGTTGTGATTACACCGGTCTTGCCAATTACTTATTTGACCATTGGACGCCCGAACAGGGCACTAAACATAGATATTTATCAACCCGCAACATGCGGCAGCCTGACAGCGAGGACGCAAAGGTCGCGCTCCGGAGCTACAGCCCGGACAGCCCGCCAATCGCCCCGAAAGGCTATCGCCTTGTGGAGTGCATACAAAACAGATTCGGATATATGTGCTTTAAATACATAAAAGAGCCCGAGGACGAGCCGCCGAATCGACCGAGAAAAAGGAAAAACTGCTGACGGATGTCAGCTTTTTAAAGCCTTGTAAATGTGTCAAGTTTCGCGACGAAAAGGAGGAAAAAACAAAATGAGCAATGGCGAGTGGACGGTACTCGGAATTTTTATCGGAGTCTTAGTCGGCACAAGCGTGTACAACACACTTGTACTTAACAGACTGCCAAAAACTGCGAAATGGAACGAGGTAAAGTTAGCCAATCCGTATAAATGGGCATTCAAATGCTCAAATTGCGGAGAAATACAAATTTGCGGAGTTGATTTATGTGAATATGAAGACGAGCGGCCGGATTGGGATCCGATAAAAGCGAGAGGCTTATTTTACTGCCCGCACTGCGGCGCAAAAATGGACGGAGGTAAAAAATGAGCGATTATATTGACCGTGCTGCACTCGGGATAGGCTTGTGTAACCGAGATGTTTTTGAGAACAAAGGTTATGCGGACGGCTGGAATGCCGCTGTTAAAATTTTAAAAGAAGCTCCTGCTGCTGATGTGCAAGAGGTTAAACACGGCAAATGGATTAAGATGTACAATAACCCTGATGATGGTAATTATTATTGTTCTGAATGTCATCACAGTATAGACATCGCGACTGGAAGAGAAACACCAAGAGACCGTGGTTTCTTTTATTGCCCGCACTGCGGCGCGAAAATGGAAAAGGGGGAATCTTTACGACAGTAGTGGAATACATAAACCGGATCCGGCACATGAACAACGAGCTGTCATTCAAACAGCGCCAGCGCGAGGAACTGCTTGATGTGCTCACATCGATTACCGCGCCGCAGGGCGAAGCCATACAAAAAACAGCAGATGACAAGATGAGCCGCCTTATTTCGCAGTATGTGGATTTGGGCGAAGAGATCGTGGAGCTTTATCGGCGGAAGTTTGCCGCAGAAACCGAACTTCTGTCGCTTACGCGTCAGCTCCCGCCGCAGTGGGAGGAGTTTGTGCTTCTGAGATATTGCAGGAATATGAGCATTGAGAGCATAGCGGAAGAAATGGGATATTCCTGTGAGTGGTGCTGGAAGACCAACCGCAAGGCGAACGAAGCCCTGGAAATTTTAATAAACTCTAAAAGTGTACAGAAAAATACAGAGAAATACAGTTGAGGTCTGTGGTATGCTGTAGAAGTAAAAATAGACAACAACACCTATCTGGTTTTTCTTTTCTCCTTTCTTCCCGCCTCGCCCTGCGGCGGGTTTTAATAGCAGGGCTTTTATATGGTGGCATACGGTTATCTTCGGGGCTTATACACCCCGAAGGCGCGGTTTGACTCCGCGCGCTGCGACACCTTCATTTGACGCACCTCTCTGTGAGCCGGGAGGTGCGCTTTTTATGTCCTTTTAACTCAACAGGCAAGAGCCCGATCGTATGACATTTCGGGACGCCGGTCCGAGTCCGGCAAGGGACAGACGCGGGCGCACTCCTTCGGGGGTGCGCTTTGCAGTCAACTGCAAAGGAGGAGCAGGATGTTTTATAAGCTCTGCGCCAAGTGCGGCGCAGTCATACCGCTCGGCGAGACGTACTGCGCCGAATGTAAGCCGGAGAGGAAAGCAACAAGAGAAGAGCTCAAGATTGACGACAGCGAAGAGATGGATGCCAAGGCGGAAGCCTTTTACAACTCGCGCCAGTGGCGGAGATTCCGCCAAGGCATACTCGCACGAGACCACTATCTGTGTGTTAACTGCGCGGCGAACGGTCGCTTGTCAGTGGCTTCGGATGTGCATCACATCGTCCGCGTTAAGCAGGATTGGAATAAGCGATTCGATCCATCAAACTGCATATCACTGTGCAAGGCGTGCCACAACAAGGCAGACCGAGCGGGCGTGTCTCTGCCCCACGGGGGTGTGAAAAAAGTTTGACGCTTTTGTGGTAACCCGTCGCCGACCTACCTCTTCGCAGCAAAAACGCCGAAAATGAAAATCAAAGGAGTGAGAGCATGGCAGGGCGGCCAAGACAGCCGATAGACCTTCTCGTGATGAACGGAAAATCGCACCTCGGGAAGGACGAAATCGAAGAGAGACGAGCAGCAGAAGTGACCGCGCCGTTCACAAAAATTGAACCGCCGGATTGTCTCTCGAAGAAACAAAAAAATAGATTCAATTATATCGCCCGGCAGCTCGCCGACATCGGATTGTATGCTGATATCGACGCCGAGTCGCTTGGACGCTACATAATCGCCGAGGAAACCTTGCAGAAAATCCGCAAGCGGTTAAAGAAAGAAATGCCGTTTGAGCAGTACGAAAAAACGCTGAATTTGCAGGCAAAATACCTCAAAATTTGCCAGCAATTCGCGGCCGACTTCGGCATGACCGTATCGAGCAGGTGCAAACTTATTATTCCGCAAAAGCCGAAAGAACCGGCGAACAAATTCGACCTTTTCGACGCGGATGAGCGTGGTGATGAGAGTGCAGGATAGAGCTACCTTGCACGCTGAGCGGGTGGTCTCCGGGCAGGAGCCGTCCTGCCTGACGCACCGTATGGCGTGCGAACGGCACCTGAACGAGATCGCTAAGCAGGGCACGAAAGAATTTCCGTTTGTGTGGCGTCCGGAGAAGTCCGAGAAGATACTGCGATATGCTGAAATGCTGACTATAGCCGAGGGCGCGCAGCCGCGTCCGGTTCGACTGCACGACTTCCAGTGCTTCGATCTCGGCGTGCCGTTTGGGTGGGTGCATGCCGAGACGGGTTTCCGACGCATCCGCCGAAAATATAAATCCGTCGCGAGACAGAACGGCAAGACATTTGAAAACGGAATCACCGGGTCGTACATCGCGAACTGGGGCGGATATAACTTCGGCAAGCTTTTCACGGCGGCAACGAAAAAGCGGCAGGCGAGAATCGCGTGGGAAGAAATCCAGAAATTTATAACGGTCGACAAAGACCTGCAGGCGCTGTTTGACGTCAAGGACTATAAGAGTCTTATCATTGCCAAACGCACCGGATGTACGATCGAGGCGCTGTCGAGAGAGAGCGGGCTTGACGATGGTTTCCGCGCAATCTTCTGCTCGGTCGACGAAATTCACCAGCACAAGGACAACGGAATTTACAAAGCTTTGTACAATGGTCAAGCCTCGCTTGACGAAGCTTTGATATCTATGATAACCACACGCGGGAAAAGCCTGAACAGCTTCTGCCGCGAGATGGACGATTATTGCCTGCAGATACTTGCCGGCACGGCGGAAGCCGACGACTTTTTTGTTGACATTTACACACTGGACAAAGAGGACGACCCTTTTGACGAGAGCGTGTGGTATAAAGCAAATCCGCACCTCGTGACAGTACCGAGCGCGCTCGAACAGCTCCGCCGCGATGCGCAGACGGCGAAGCAGATGGGCGGCTTTGAAATGTCCGACTATATGACCAAGCGCCAAAACCTGTGGTATGAGTATGGCGACACACAGTACATCACGCCGAACGAATGGAAGCTCGGACGGACAGAGCTGACGATAGAGAACATGCGCGGACGCAGATGTTTCGCCGGGCTTGACCTTTCGAGCGGCGGCGATCTGACCTCGCTTGCGCTGCTCTTTCCGCTTGACGATGGGAAGATATATGTCTGGTCACATTCCTACATTCCAGCCAAACGACTTGAAGAACATATCATCACGGACACCGCGCCGTATGATGTGTGGGCTAAGTCCGGCTTGCTTACGCCGTCCGAAGCGGTCGGCGGTCTGAAAAACGACTATCTGCAAATCGTAGCAGATCTGAAAGAACTGCAGGAAAAGTTTGAAATCAACATCGCCTGCATCGGATATGACCCGCACAATGCGGACGCATTTTTGGAAGAACTTGATACGCTCGGCGCGCCGTTGCTTGAAGTTAAGCAGTCGGCGCGTTTTCTGTCGGACACGACGGTTGACTTTGCACTTGAGGTCAAAGCCGGAAATGTGCTTTACGACCAGCGGAACGCGCTGATGTCGTGGTCTATTGTCAACGCGAAAAAGACGAAAAACTCTTTTGGCGAAATCAAAGTCGACAAGGAAGTGAACGCACGGCACGCGCGCATCGATGTCGTCGACGCTATTATCGACGCGCATGTCGCGTATCGAAAATCCAGCAAAGAAGAGACGCCGGACTATGAAACGGTGGTCGAAGATTATTTGAAGAAAATGGGGTGGGCTTGATGCCATTGTTTAAGAAAAAAAGTGCAAGCGACCAGCGGACGGTCGAGCGGCAGGCGCTGCTTGACTTTTTGGGAATCAGCGACGACGGCGACGCTTTAGGCGAAGCTACATATTTCGCTTGTCTGAAAATTCTGTCGGAAGCTATCGGAAAGATGCCGTTTAAAATCATGCGCACGACTTCCGGCGGCGGAATCGAGACGGCGAAGAAGCACGAGCTTTACCGTCTGCTTGCAATCCGTCCGAACCCGTATATGACCGCGACGCACTTTTGGTCGACGGTCGAAATCAACCGAAACCACTACGGCAACGCTTATGTGTGGATAACGGGAGCGGGCAAGAACACAAACCTGTGGTGCCTTCCACCTGAAAGCGTCGAGATATACTGCGACGACAAAGGTATATGGAACAGAAAGAAGGGCGCAATTTGGTACCTCTTTCATAATCCAAAAAGCGGAGAGACCGTCAGGATTCCGCACGACAGCATTATGCACTTCCGTACCTCGGTCTCGTTTGACGGTGTCACCGGCCTAAGTGTCCGAGACCAGCTGAGCACCACGCTCGGCGGGAACATGCGCGGGCAGAAGATGCTGAACGAGATGTACAAGAACGGCTTTACCGCAAAAGCCGTTTTGCAGTATACCGGCAACCTGAGTGACGAGCTTGAAAAGCGATATGCCACAAAGATTGAAGAGTATATCACCGGAAAGGTCGACACGATCAAAAACCTCGTGCCGATTCCGGCAGGCTCGACCATTCAGCCGCTGAACATGAAACTCGCCGACAATCAGTTTATCGAGCTGAAAAAATACTCGGCGCTGCAGATCGCCGCCGCCTTTGGAATCAAACCGAATCAGATTAACGACTACGAAAAAGCAAGCTACGCCGCCGCAGAGCAGCAGCAGCTTGCTTTTTATATTGACACGCTTTTGTACATCTTGAAGCAGTACGAGGACGAGGTCACCTACAAGCTTCTGAGCGACGAGGATATCGCAAACGGGTATTTTGCAAAATTCAACGCGGCGGTCATTCTTCGCGCGGACTTTAAGACACAGCTCGAGGCGATGGCAACTGCAGTACAAAACGCCATTTACACACCAAATGAGGCGCGTGCCTATTTGGATAAAGGCGAGCGTCCTGGCGGCGACCAGCTGATTTGTAACGGATCCATGCTGCCGCTGACGCAAGCCGGAATTCAGTACGCCAAAGGAGGTGAAAAAGATGAAGATTGACAAATGCGCCATTGTCAAGAGCCTTGAGCTTGACGATGACAAAATGGCGAAAATCAACGCCTGTACGCTGAAAGAGCTGACCGCCGAAGAGGTATTTGCCTTCAAAATGGTCGCTTGCGACAACGAGATTGACCGCGACTATGAGGCATTTTCCGGCGAGACGCTTGAGCAGCTTGCCGAGCTGTACAAAGGCAAGACCGTCATAAGCGACCACAATCCGCAGAGCACAAATCAGTGCGCACGGATTTTTGACGCGGAGGTTATCACCAGCCCCGACGAGACCACCAAGACCGGCGAAGAGTATAAACAGCTCGTCTTACACTGCTATTGCATTAAGGCAACGAGCGGGCAGCTCATCGCCGAAATCGAGGGCGGCATCAAAAAGGAGTGCAGCGTCGGGTGCAGCGTCAAGTCTGCGCAGTGCTCTATCTGCGGCGGCGACGCCAGACGGTGCGAGCACTATCGCGGAAAGAAGTACGACGGCGCGCTTTGTTTTTATAAGCTTGTCGGCGCGGTCGACGCTTATGAGGTTTCTTTTGTCGCGGTTCCCGCGCAGCGCGCGGCGGGCGTGACCAAAGAGTTCGAGGGCGAGGAACCGCCCGAAGGAAAAGAAAAGTCCACAGACTACACGGATGCCATACGCATCCGTGAAAATTTTATCTACATGGAGGAATCAAACGATGAATAAGAAAATGAGAGATCTGCTTGCCAAAATCAAGTCCAAGACCGAAGAGGCAAGGCAGCACAATGAGGCGGGCGAGGTTGACCTTGTCAAGGCTTGCCTCGACGAGGTTGACAACCTTAAGGGCGAGTATGAGACCGAGAAGCGCCTTTTTGAGGCGGAGCAGGACGAGCTTGACCCCAAGGAGCACGGCGACAACAGCGGCGCGGATGTAAGCGAGGAGAAGAGCTTTGTCGAGTACCTGAGAAAGGCGAACTCAACCGGCATGTCGCAGGGCGCGAACGGTGCGATTATCCCGAAGACCATCGCAAGCAAGATAATCACCGATATTATCAACATCTCGCCTATCGTTGAGAGGGCGACTAAGTATTACACCAAAGGTGCGCTGTCGATTCCGGTTTACGGCACCGACTCATCCGCCGATTCTCCGACCGGAGACATCGCCGCAGCATATCAGGGCGCAGAGTTTACCGCGCTGACCGAAGGCCAGGGCAAGTTTACGAGCGTTGACCTTTCCGGCTATGTCCTCGGCGCGCTTACCGTCATTTCCAACAAGCTTATCAACAACACCGACATCAACATCGTTGCAAAGGTTGAGGAGCTTATGACCGAGGCTTTCCGCGTCAAGCTCGAGCGCGAGCTTATCCACGGCACGAGCGGCAAGATGACCGGCGCGGTCTCGTCCACCAATAAGATGACCCTGACCACCTATACGCTCGCGGGTATCACCTTCGATGTCCTTATCGATATGCAGGCGATGGTGCCGCAGATCTACCAGTCCAATGCGATGTGGATCATGAGCAACAAGACCTTTACAGCGCTCAGAAAAACCAAAAATTCACAGAACGACTACATCATGAAGGACATCGAGAACGGCTTCGGCTGGAAGATACTCGGATCGCCGGTCTATCTCTCCGACGCTATGGACGAGGCGACCGTGCAGGAGGGCTTCCCCGTCCTCTACGGTGATTTTTCAGGTATGGCGCTTAAAATCGCAAAACAGCTCGAGCTGCAGGTGCTTAACGAGAAGTATGCCGACAAGAACGCAAAGGGCGTTGTCGGATGGCTCGAAGCGGATTCCAAGGTCGAGAACAATCAGAAGATTGCTGTCCTGCAGTCCGGCAAGCAGAACGGCTAAGGCGGTGTAAACAATGGCCGTATCACTGGCGGAGGCTAAACGCTTCCTGCGTGTTGACGATGATGTCGACAATGCAATGATAAAAGGCTTTATCGACGCGGCCGAGAAATTTCTCTCGGCCGCTGTCGGCGACGACTGCGACCTTGAGGATCCGCGCGCACAGTTCCTTGTACTCGTCGCCGTGCGTGATATGTACGACGGTGGCGAGCTGAACCGCACGGTGTCGGCAAACACCGAGAAGCTTTTTAACAGCTTTGCGCTGCAGCTTAGAACGGAGGCGGGTGCCGATGTATCTGAAAAACAGAATTGAGGTCGCCTATATCGACAAGAGCGGGCAGGACGCCGACGGTTACGAGAAAAACACCGAGCGGCGCCTGCCGCTGTGGGCACACGCGGAGTCGTCGAAGTCAAGCGAGTTTTACGAGGCGGCGCAAGCCGGAATGAAAGTCGAGCGGGTCTATGTCGTGCGCTCGCGGTCTTTTGACCGCCGCAGTAAGTTTGTCTACGACGGCGAAACAAAACTGCAGATAACGCGCGTCTATGACCGTCTCGACGGTCTGACGGAGCTGCACTGCTCCGACATGAAGGTGGACTGAATGGGAAAGTTTGATTTTGAAATAGATCCGGCTTTTTTGCGAAGTCTCGGTAAGCTGGCGGAAGTTGAGAAATACGCTCCGCAGATGATTGACGCGGCAACTCCGATTTTAGAGAAAAACATAAAATCGGCACTTGCCGGACATCGGCGAACTGGCACGATGGTCAACAGCGTCAAGCGCACACGCGCGAAGAAAGCCAAGAACGGAACATATCTCGCGACAGTCAGACCGACCGGGATGTCAAAAAAATACATCGACAAGCACGGCAAGGTTAAAAAGCGAAAGACACCTGTCCGCAATATGGAAATTTTGGCGCACTTGGAATACGGTACAAAGAACCAAGCACCGACACCGCTGCTGACCAAGGCGGTGAATGACTGCCGCGCGGAATGCGAGTCGGCAATGGCGGAAGTGTTTCGGCGTGAATCGGGGGTTGAAGGATGAATGTGAATCAGCTGATAATGTCCGCACTCGGCGACATGGGAATGAAAATATATCCGAATTTTTATTCCGGTGACGACGAGAAATATATCACTTTTTCCTATCTCGACGAGCGGCCGGAGTTTTGGGCGGACGATGAGCCGATATATGACGGCACATATGTGCGCGTGTCGCTGTGGACGCGGAACAATCCGCAGAAATACAAAAAGCAAATCAGAAAACGGCTCCGCGCGGCGGGCTTTACGGTCACGTCGACTGCGGAGTTGTACGATGAAGAAAAGAACTATGTCCAAATCGCGGTTGATGCCGAGATTGAGGGCGTAGTCAATGATGAGGAGGACGATTAAAAAATGGCCCAGTTTAAAGCATCTCTGCCTGTTTTTGCGCCGATAAAGTCAGAAACTGACTCGGCGATAACCTACGAAAACGGTGCTTTTGTCGGCAAGATGGTCAAGACCGAAGTCAAGCCGAACAAGGTCGAAGGCTCTCTCTATGCCGACGACGCGCTGGCGGAGTATGAAACAGAATTTAAAGATGCCGACATCACTCTTGAAACGTCAACTATTCCGGTTGAGGTTTTTGTGAGTATGTTCGGCGAGACGAAGACCGAGGGCACGGGCTCGACGACTCCGAAGCCGACCGTGCTGACCTCAAAAGCGAGCGACGCGCCAGTATACGGCGGCTACGGCTTTGTTTCCGTCGAGGTCGTGGACGGCGTGAGAAAGTATCTGACTTATGTTGTCCACAAGGTCAAATTCTCGCTTCCGAGTGAGACACACACCACCAAAGGCGACAACATCACCTTTAATACCTCGTCGCTCGAGGGCAAGGCAATAGCGGACAAGTCCGGAGCGTGGCGCACCAAGACCTATTACACCACCGCCGCCGAGGCGATCGCCGCACTTAAGACCAAGTTCGGAATCACGGTCTCCGACACATAAACCAAAAAGGAGGAGCGGGCGGGGAAACTCGCCCGCGCGTCTATTTATGAACGCTATCATTTGTGAAACAAAAGAAAGACGGGTTCCGCTGACTATCGGCGGAAAGACATATAACGTCGCTCTGACGCTTAACTGCATCGAGCAACTGCAGGAAAGATACGGCGAGCTTGAGAATGTCTTTGGAGCGTCGAGTGAGGTCAAACAACTTAAGTGGATCCTTGCCGTGCTTATCAACGACGCGGTCGATGCTTACAACGACGACCACGATGTCAAGCTCGAGCATGTCACCGAGAGCTATATCGGCAGAAAAATCGACATAGGAAACATCAGCGAGTACACCGACGTGCTGATGCAGACCTTCGGCGTGTCGCTTCCGACCGCCGAGGAGCTGCCGGAGGACGATGAGCTGAACGCCGCCGTCGATGCCGTGGCAGAAGCGGCAGGACTCGAAGAAACAAAAAACAGCCAGGCCGAGTAATCGTCGATATTGACCTCTGGATTTTCAGAGCGACGGTATTACTCGGCTTTCCTTTTGCGCAGGCTTGGCGGCTGACTTTGCGGCAAGTCACGAGCCTGTATGAAAATTATTGCATATGGCATGGATTAGTCAAAAAGGGGGAGGTGGATGATGAGTAGTAAAAACTTCCGCATAGGCCCGAAGATTGTATGCGACGGCGAAGCCGATTTCAAAAAAGCAATAAAAGACATCAATAACAGCATGCGGCTGTTGCGCTCCGAGGCGAAGAAGAACACGCAAGAGTTCGCGCAAAACAAAGATCAGCTCGGATATTGCACATCGCAGTACTCGACTCTGAACCGCACTATGGCAGAGCAAAGAGCCAAAGTGGAGTTGATTAAAGACGCTTTAGCAAACGCCACCAAACATTTTGGCGAAAATTCCGACGCCGTGCGCGAGTGGGAAATTCAACTTAACTACGCGCAGGCGGACTTGGCTAAGTTGACAAAAGACGTCAACGACATGGGCAATGAGTGGGACAAGCTCGAAAAAGAATCGGGTCCAAAAACCACACTCGAAAAAATGGCCGATGGTCTTAACAATGTCCGCGACAAAATCGACAAGTTCAAGGGCAAAATCAATGTCTTTGGAAAGTTGAAAGATAAGCTGTCCGAGGTCAAAGAAAAACTGAGCATTTTCAAACGGAGCACCAACGAAGCCGGAGACAGCCTCGAAGAAGCCGGAAAGAAAAGCATCAAGTTTGGCGACCTTATCAAGGCTCACGTCATAAGTGACATTATTGTCAACGGTCTGAAAGGTATCGCGTCCGCTTGTAAAAGCATAGCCAAAGGCTTTGTTGATTTTGTCAAAGAATCAGTTTCCGCTTTTGGCGAGCTCGAGCAGAACCTCGGCGGCTCGGCGGCTGTTTTTGGCAGCTATGCCGATGCGGTCGTTGAAAAGAGTAAAAGTGCCTATAAGAACATGGGCGTTGCTCAGAGCAAATACCTCGCGACAGCGAACAAAATGGGTTCGCTGTTTCAAGGCTCCGGCTTGTCGCAGCAGAGAAGCCTTGAGCTGACCACAAAGGCTATGCAGCGCGCGACCGATGTCGCGTCCGTCATGGGTATCGACACATCGCAGGCGCTTGAGTCTATCGAAGGCGCGGCCAAGGGCAACTTTACAATGATGGACAATCTCGGTGTCGCGATGAATGCGACGACCTTGCAGGCATATGCTGCCGGCAAGGGCATCAACTTTGTCTGGAACAAAGCATCGAACGCTGAAAAAGCCGAGCTTGCGATGCAGATGTTTTTTGAAAAAACGGAGCAGTATGCAGGCAATTTCGCGCGTGAAGCGGAAAGCACACTGACCGGATCTATCGGCATGACGAAGGCGGCAATGCAGACGCTCAAGGAAAACCTCGGCAACAGCGAAGCCGACCTCGAACCGATGATTATGAATCTCTTAAACTCGGTTAAGGCGGTCGTTAGAAACGCCGCTCCGGTCGTGCAGAATGTTGTCAATGCGATTTTAGAGCAGACGCCGTCACTGCTTAACGCAGGCGCGCAGATGGTCAACTCTCTGCTCGACGGTCTTGTCTCCAACCTCGCGCCGATACTCTCCGGCGCGGTTGACGTCGTCTTTACTCTGGTCGACGGAATCGTCGCGAATTTAGATCCTATCATGCAGGCGGCGGTCACGCTCATTGTCGTGCTCGTCGGCGCGCTTGCGGATAACATCGACAAAGTGATAGACGCGGCGTTTACGCTCGTCGACTCGCTTGTCAATGCACTGCTACAGGATGATAATCTTTCTAAAATTCTCAACTCGGCGGTCAGACTGGTGATAGAAATATCGACCGGGCTTATCGCAAATGCTCCGCGTCTTGTTCCGGCTGCATTTCAGCTGATCGGCGGCATCGTCAAAGGACTGTGGGACAACAAAGGTCTTGTCGTGGACGCAATTGTCAAGGTCTGCAAAGCAATGTTTGAAGGCTTCAAAAACTTTTTCGGCATACACTCGCCGTCAACCGTTTTTGCCGGACTCGGCAAAAATCTCCTTGAGGGCCTGTGGAACGGCATCAAGAACATGAAAGACTGGCTTATCCGAAAAATCAAGTCTCTCGGTTCTGCCGTCACGGAAGCGATGAAATCGGTGCTCGGCATACATTCGCCGTCGACTGTTTTTCGCGACCAGATCGGTAAAAATATGGCTCTCGGCGTTGGTGTCGGATTTGAAACCACGATGCGCGATGTCGCAAAGAGGATGACCGACTCCATACCGATGGATGTCGACATCAACGCAACCGGGAATTTCACGGCGCGCCGAGCGCAGGCAGCAGTCAGCGGCGGCAATAAGGTCTATAACTTTAATGTCACCATAAACGCCGCAGACGGCGGGGGCGATGTGAGGGCTCTCGCTTCGCGCATCGCCGAGGAAATCTACGACGAGATGCGCAGAAAGGAGCGGGCATATGCCTAAAACTTTCACTTTCAATTCCAAAAAATCGAGCGACCTCGGCCTTGTGGTGCAGGGGGCAACAATCAACAAAACACCGGCGCGACCGTATGATTTGCAAAAGATTCCCGGCCGCGCCGGGCTTTTGATAATCGATTCGAGCATCGACGACCTTGAAAATGTAGAAATCACCTACACCGTCGGCTGCAAAGATATCGCGGCAAACCGTGACGCTGTCGCGGACTGGCTTTTCGGCAGTGCGGCATATGCCAAACTGGCGGACAGCTCCGACACAAGCAGCTATCGCATGGCGATATGCACGAGCGGGCAAGATTGGGACGAGCAGATCCGGAATTTCGGCACGGCGAAGCTGGTATTCAGCTGCAAGCCGTTCCGCTTTCTGACCTCCGGCGACGCCAAAACGACGCTGACGGCGGCGAAAAAAATCACCAATCCGACGGCGTATTCCGCGCTGCCATATATCAAGATATACGGCAGTGGAAACATCACACTTTCGATTGGCGGTCAGTCTTTTCCGTTTTTAAACATCGGCAGCTATATCGAGTGCGACAGTGCCTTGCAGCTGGTCTATACCGGCGCGACCGGGAAGTCGGACAGAGCCAACTTTGACAGCTTTCCGGTGCTGTCACCCGGGGGAAATGCTATAAGTTGGAGCGGCGGAACCGTGACCAAGGTCGAGATCGTGCCGCACTGGAGGCGCTTATGATACCGATACTTTATAAGCAGGACGCAAAAGCAAAAATCGGCTGGCTTGCCGAGGCGAGCGACTGCCAATGCACGGAGGAGCGCAACGGTGTCTTTGAGCTCGAATTTCAATATCCGATGCTCGGCCGCTATGCCGCCGAGCTTGTGATTGACCGTTATGTCAAGGCAAAGCCAAACGCAAACGGAAAAAATCAGTTTTTCCACATCCGCAAAGTGTCAAAGCCTATCAACGGCATGTTTACCGTTAGCTGCGAGCATATCAGCTACGCACTTTCCGGCTATCCGGTGCCGACCGTTTCGGCATCTGGCAACGCGCAGGTCGCTATCAACGCCATATTGACCGCCGCAAAGAATCAGCTCGGCAAGGACACAGGCTTTTCCGTGGCGACGACCGATATCACTCTGTCGTCGTCAATCGCACTGACCAATGTTTCGGCGCGCGCTGCGCTCGGTGGAGTGTCCGGCTCCGTCCTTGACGTCTACGGCGGCGAGTACGAGTTTGACAATCACACGATAAAGCTACACAAGGCGCGCGGCAAAGATCGCGGGGTCAGAATTGCATACGGTCGCAACATGACGGAGTTAAAGTGCGATATCGACATGGACAGCGCATACACCGGCATATATGGCTATGTCAAAAACGACAATGTCGACTTGCACAGCTATAAGGCAGTGACCAACTCAAGCGGCATCAATGCAAAAACGCTGATACGCGACTTTTCGTCCGATTTTTCGGGCGGCGATAGCAAAATCACGCAGAGCGGGCTTGACTCGGCGGTGGCGGCATACGCGGCGGCAAATGATATCAACTCGCCGACCGTGTCAATGACCGTGTCCTTTGTGGACTTATCGCAGTCGCCGGAATACGCGAGTTTTTCCGCACTTGAATCTGTCAGCCTTTGCGACACAGTGCAGATTTACCACAAAGACCTCAATATCAATATCAAAGCAAAGGTAATTAAAACGGTCTATGATGTCCTGCGCGAGCGGTACACATCCATTGACCTCGGATCGCCGCGTGCGAATTTTGCCGACGTCATAAAACAGACGGTCAACGAGGCCAAAGACCTGCGCGGTCAGCTTGTCTCGGCGAAGTCCGACTTGACGGCGGCATACGAAAAGGCGATAGCCGACGCAACGGCGGCAATCACCGGGAACAGCGGCGGATATGTCCGACTCAACCCGTCGCAGAATCCGCAGGAAATTTTAATCATGGACACGCCGGACATCTCGACCGCCAAAAACATATGGCGGTTTAATCTTTCCGGCCATGGTCATTCGTCCGGCGGCTACTCCGGACCATACAGGACAGCAGTCACGCAGGACGGTCACATCGTCGCCGACTTTGTTGATACCGGCACACTAACGGCTAACATCATCAAAGCTGGAATAATGCAGTCCGCAAACGGCGAATTTTCCTTTAACCTCGAAACCGGGCACATCGAAGCTTCCGACATCAACATCACCGGCGGCGATATAAACCTTGACGGCGGTCAACTGTCCGTCTTAAACGATGACGGATATAAGGCGGATTTGTCCGGCGGCGTGCTTGACCTATATCAAGGCGCGGGCACGGGAACAGGGGAAAAATATCTGACCTTTGGCAGCTCGATGTTGTTTGAAACCGCACTCGGCGGTGACTGGTATGCGACTATAGCTGCGCCGGAGTTTACGCTCGGCGAGCAGTCCTCGAAGGGCTTTAGGTTTGGCACGTCAACCGCCAACGCATCTGCGGCGAAGCCTGCCGTCGGCGGTTTGGCGTACAACTGGGACACTGATTTCGCGATTATCGAAAAAAGCAGAACGAGAATCAGACAATGTGTCGAGACGAATGAGGCAAAGGAAGACCAGTTTGAAAGCCTGATACACCACAGAACCGTCGGCGGAACAAATTTTAAACTTGGCGTTGGTATTGCAAAAATGAACGCCGAAAAGACACCAGGAGCGGGTTTGGAAATAAGGGGCGAGACCTCCGGCAAGCTTTGGGCTGGGCTTTATGCGTGGACAGAGGCTGATAATATCATGCGTCTAACATTTCAGACGAGCAATCAGGACGGCACGACATATAGTAAGACACTTACGGCAAATGGCGAGCTTTTGTATTTTAATGGCAGACGATTGAAATTTGCAGACGAATAGGCGGTGAAAAAATGACAAAAGCAGAAATCGAACAGAAAATCGCGGAGGTCAAAGCGCAGGGCGACGCCTTGCAGAAGCACAATTCACAGCTGATGCAGCAAATCGAGGTCAACAAGGTCGAAATCGCGAAGATTATTGGCAAGCTTGACCTTTTATCCGAAATGCTTACAGACTGCGAAAAACAGGCTGCAGAGCCCGCGAAAGAGGAGGTAAAGGAAGATGCAGGAAAGAACGATAAAAGTCGAATACAGCCGCCCGCGTGGCTACGACGTAGGCTATCGCGCGGAAAATAACTTTACCGTGCTTGCCTTGCCGGTGCCCGCCGAACTTAAAGACGCAGATAGCTATCGCGTATATTTTGAGTCGACGGTCGGCGAGCATCTACAGACAGAGCTATTGACTCCTGTAGACGGCTATGTGACTGTCAAAATTACAAGCGATGTTGTGCCCGAGCCGGGCAACATGGCGGCGCAGCTTGTCGCCTTTGCGGACGGCGAGATAGTCGGCTATGCGCCTGTGATAACGGGCACTGCAAAGGCGTCAATCCCGGACGGCACAGAGCGGTTGGGTCATAGCCTTGCCGCCGAAATCGCGCTTAACACTGCCGCACGGCATTCGCACGAAAACAAGGCTGTCTTGGATAAGTTCGCCGAAACCGACGGCAAGCCGACCTATGACGGCGAGGCTTTAAGCGGTGGCGGCGGAGCGGGCGACTTTGCCATCAAAATGACGGTTGCAAGCGATGACGACGGCAATTATACGGTCACATCTTGCGACGCAACAGTCGAGCAGATAGACGCAGCAGTTGCCGCCGAAAAAAGGGTCGTTGTGATATCCACGGATACAGCAAGCGGTGTATTTTGGGAGATGCCTATTGTTCAAGCCGTTCAAGGTAACTCCTATTATTTTGGCACGTTTATGTTTGGTCAAGCTATACTTTCGTTTGCGCAGAAGATCAACGAAAACGAAGCCAGATGGCAATTTGTTATGACCGAAATCGAAGCGGGATCTGTTAGTTACTCAAACGCCGCGTTGCCGAACATATCGACAGTCGAAGATGCTCTCAACGAGCTTGTCCCTAAATCCCACACCCACGCCACAGGTACAAACATAACTCTCGCCGACAATACCGAGTACCGCCTCACCGATGTCACGACCTTAACGCTGACATATCCGACTGGCGACTTCGAGTGCTGGATGCGCTTAACCTTTGCGGCAAGCGGCAATGTCACGGTTACTCTGCCGTCAGGCACAAGGTACATCGGCACTGCGCCGGATTTTAAAAACGGCGAAACATGGGAGCTGAGCTTCAAAGACAAAATTTTGGCGGCGCAGAAGGTCGGTGAGGGCATTTGAACAGGCGCAGATTTATATGGCAAGAGGCGCAAGCGCAGAGCGGACTGCCGGATGGCTATACCGCATTGGAATATATCCAATCGTCGGGCACTCAGTACATCGACACCGGGCGCAAGTTGACGCAGGATTCTGATATCACCATAGATTTCAGGATAGTCGGTGAAATAAACAGGGACGCGGGCATATTCGGGTCACGCCAGAGCGCGTTGAAAAATAATCTTACGCTGTTTCAAAACAAAAATCCGATTGTTTTCTCCGGCGACTTTTCCGAGTATCAAAAGCACCGTTTTACGGCGGCTTCATCATTGGAACGAACAAAAATCCGAATGAACAAAGCCGGCGTGTGGGTCAATGATATTTTAAAAAAATCTTGGAGCGATGTCGCCGACTTCGAGACGCCGACAAACGGACTGATATTTGACGTCGGCAACAACAACTGGTCGGGCAATAAGGCTGTTATGCGGTTATATAGCTACACCGACGGCGATGCACAGCGGCTTGTCCCGTGCCTCGATGCAAACGGTGTACCGTGCCTTTATGACCTTATAGGCAAAACGGCGCTATATAATCAGGGTACGGGCGCTTTTACTTGGGGGTAAAAAATATGATATACGGAAAACTGGTCGGCGGCGAGCTCAGAGGCGCGCCGAGACCACTTAAAACAGCGGACGGCGATGTTTTTACCAACGACCCGGCGGTCTATCTGGCAAACGGCTATAAGCCGATAACGCTGACGGACTGCCCGAATGACGGAAAAAACTATACCGTTGCATGGACGGAAACAGAGACGGAAATCACGCAGACGTGGACGGAAGTCCAGCAGTCGGACGATGACCCGATCTCCGACTCCGAGGCACTTGAAATAATCACAGGAGGTGCAACATGACGCGAGCAGAAGCAAAGGCTTATCGCAACAAGATAGACGGCGTTTTGACAAAGGTCACGACGGACGCGGAAGCTTTGGAGTATGCCGAGCTTTATCCGCTGTGGAGCGGGTACGTCGATTATGCCGTCGGCAGTATAGTCCGCAGGCCAAGCGGGCTGTACAAGTGCTATAACGCTATATCGGCAAATCCGACATGGTTGCCGGAAAATGTCGCCGCCCACTGGGAACCCATCACGGTCGGCGAAGACGGCACTATAGATAATCCTATTACAGCGGCGGCTGGCATGAGGTACTATAAAGACCTATATTATGCCGACGGCGGCAAAACATACAAGTGCATACGCGACGACAGCAACGGTCAAGGTACTATACTGCACTATGTACCGTCGCAGTTAGTCGGAATATATTTTGAGGAGGCAGAAGTATGAATATCTGCATATCAATCGGTCACGGCAAATCAGCCAAAGGCGGCTATGACAGCGGCGCTCTTGGCGGAAACTATCAGGAGTTTAAAATCGGTCGAGAAATCGGCAAGTATATCGGCGAGATTTTTAAGGGCTACGCCTGCAATGCCGATGTTATCAACTATGACGCGACACTGTATCTGACGGACCGCATAGCGCACGTCAACAAACACGGCTATGACTTGGCGATAGAAATCCACCTTAACGCTTCAGGCGGCACAGGCTCGGAGGTTTATTACAAGCACAAGAGCGCGTCCGGCAAGAAGCTCGCGGCGGCTATCAGCAAAAGCATAGCTAACACCTTCGGCATCCGAGACAGGGGCGCAAAGGTCAAAATCAATCCGTCAAACGGCACGGACTACTTTGGATTTGTCCGCTCTTGCAAATGCGAAAGCCTGCTGATAGAGACTGTCTTTATCGACACGGCAAGCGACCGCAAGCACGTCGAGACCGCCGCAGGACAGAAGCAGTGCGCAGAGGCTATCGTCAAGGCTATTGCCAATTTTTACGGCATAAAGCAAAAGTCCGCTCCGGCAGTCAAGCCGAGCGAGGACAAGCCTGCGTCGGCAACCGTCAGAGCGGGGGATATCGTCAAGATAAAAGGCAGCAAGTACGCCACCGGGCAGAGAATACCGATGTGGGTCAAGCTTAAAAAGCACACGGTCAAGACCGTCAGCGGAAGCCGAGCACTGCTCAAAGAAATTCGCTCGTGGGTCTATGTCTCCGATTTAACTGTTTTGCAGTCGTCTGCAAAGATAACTGTCGGCAGCAAGGTCAAAATAAAGCCGGGCGCAACCTATGGCGGACTCACGGCGGCACGAGGCTCGATAGTACCAAACACTCAGCTGACAAGGACTCACACCGTCGGCAAAATTCAGAAAAACGGCGGAGTCCAGGAAGCTCTTTTGACCGATATAGCGAGCTGGGTTGCCGTCGAAAATTTGGAGGTAGTCGGATGACCGTGGGAGAAATCGCCGCGATATGCGGAATACCGTCTGCGGTGACCGTCGCCATTGTCGGCTTTTTTGTGTGGCTTTTGGAGCGTAGCATCGTAAAGCGCGAAACCGCCCGAGCGGCAGAAGAGGCAAGGCGCGAAAAAGCCCGCGAAAAAGAAGAAGCAAAGCTCGGAGCAGAGCGCGTAAAACAGGAAAACTCGCGAAAAGTTTTTGAGAAGAACTTGCTTGCGAGTACAAACGCCGCGCTTGCCGTAAGCGAAGCAACCGCCCGCGCAGTCCAGCGCATACCGGACGCGCATTGTAACGGTGATATGAGCGATGCGCTCGAATACGCCGCAAAAATAAAGCACGAACAGCGTGATTTTCTCGCTGCGCAAGGCATAGATAACATATTTTAGGAGGCTATCAAAATGGCAAAAATCAAAGACATACTTGCAAACATCGGCAACGTCAAGGTCGGCACATGGGTGCGCGGCATCCTGCTGATAATCTCGCTCGTCAACATGGCGCTTTCCGCTGCCGGAAAAGCTCCGATTCCTGCGGACTACAATGAGCTGTACACTATCGTCAGCGTCGTGTTCTCGGTGCTCGTCGGAATTTCGGCATATTGGAAAAACAACAGCTTCACGGAGGCGGCACAGACCGCAGACAAGTATCTGCACGAGCAGGGCTCGGCGATTGAAGACCCGGGCACAGACGAGGAGGCGGAGTGATGATAACAGCTATCATTTTCAATCTGCTTAATCAGCTCGGGCTTTACGGCGCGGGTATCATCGTGGCGGTGCTCAAGCTTCTCGGCATGATTTAACTTGCGTGCGTTTTGCGTGCGATTTGCGTGCGTTTTCCGTGCGTTTTGAAACCAACTTGCTTACAACTTGCGACTAAAAAACGACCGGGCAGGGGATTTTCCTCTGCCCGGTTTTCTGCTTTATAAAGTACGCAGCTCTCGGTCAGACCGAGAGCCACAAGAAATAGGATATAGAGCTGGGGGCTCTTTAATTGTATTATAGCACGATTTTTTATAATTGCAAGAAAAAAGTGTTCACAATTTGTTCCCAACCGTTGAAAAATCAGCTGTTTTGAGGACACATGAGAAAAATACAGGACTCTGCCCCCGAACAAAACAAAAATCCCGAAACTGTTATATATCAACGGTTTCGAGATTTTTATTTTGGTGATCCATCGGAGATTCGAACTCCGGACACCTTGATTAAAAGTCAAGTGCTCTACCGACTGAGCTAATGGATCATATTCTTTTCGCCGTGCGGAAGCTGCATCCGCAAATCAGCTTGATTATCATATAATATTTGCTCGAAAAAGTCAAGCCTTTTTTGTATTTTCTTCCCATTGTTTTCACTCTTTATGATAAATTGTGCTTATTTAACCCGAATATTCATTCCCGCCCGGCAGATACTATTCAGAGAAAACTGCCGGAGGCGCATTCTATGAAGATGCTTTTTTATGATACAAAGCCGTATGACCGCGAGGCGTTCGAAAAGCTTGCAGGCAAATATTCCGACATTGAAATAGACTATCTCAAGACGGATATCTCTTATCGCACCGCGCCGCTCTCGAAAGGCTATGACGCCGTGTGCCTGTTCGTCGCGTCCGATGTCGGCAGGAGGGTCGTGGATATCCTCGCCGAGAACGGGGTCAGGCTCATTCTCATGCGCTGCGCCGGGTATAACAATGTCGATCTTCCGGCGGCGCAGGAGCACGGTATCTCCGTTATGCGCGTGCCGGGGTATTCGCCCGAGGCAATAGCCGAGCACGCCCTCGCGCTCGCATTCGCCGTCAATCGCCGCATACACAAGGCTTATATAAAAGTGCGCGAGAACAACTTCAGCCTCATGGGACTGACCGGGGTCAACTTCTGTGGAAAGACGGCAGGAGTTGTCGGCACGGGAAAGATAGGCGCGTCGTTTGCGCGCGCCTGCCGCGGACTCGGGATGAATGTTATCGCCTATGATAAGTATCGGAACCCCTCGCTCGACTTCGTTCGGTATGTCGAACTCGATGAACTTCTCGGCGAAAGCGATCTGATATCTCTCCATTGCCCGCTGACCGAGGAGACCTATCATATGATAAATATCGACGCAATAGAGCGGATGAAGGACGGCGTTATCCTTGTTAACACCTCGCGCGGCGCGCTGATAAGCACGCCCGATCTTATAAAAGGTATAAGACAGCATAAATTTATGGGCGTCGGGCTCGATGTGTATGAGGAGGAGACGCACAACGTTTTTGAAAACCGCGAGGACGATATACTCGAAACCTCTGTGACTGCGCGCCTTCTGTCGTTCCCGAATGTTATAATCACCTCGCACCAGGGCTTTCTGACCCGCGAGGCGCTTGAGTCGATAAGCGAGACCACGTTTGAAAATGCCGCCTCGTTCGGCAGGGGAGAGCCGATACAGGCGAATATAGTTAAATATAATTAATGTATGCTAACCATGCGCGGCGGTAAATTTCGCCGCTTTTTTCTGTCCGCTGTTGATTAAATCGCATTTATGTGATAGAATTTTCCCGTAACCGATTCAAAGGAGTGAGGGAGACTTCGGGTCTCGTAAATATGAAAAACAAAGTTCTGCCAAAAATAACAAATATATCGGCTATTGTTGACATAGTCGGCGCAGTCGCATTTTTTATTGTTCAGATAATCAACGCCGCAAAGCCAAATTTTGTCAGCGCGTCGGTGATGCTCGGATTTTTGATAGCGAGTGCCGTGGCGATAATATTGTTCTTCGTGCTCCGAGTCGTAGGTATCGCGGTCGGCGCTAAGTCATCGAAAGTTCTGACGATAATTTCATATATTGTCGATGCGGCATGGGTCATCTCTATGATATTCGTGCTCAGGAATCTCAATATCTTTTAAGGAGAGTCGGAATGATTTATGCTTTTGTCGCCGCTGTCGTTTCTGCGGCTCTGCTGATATATTTTATCGTCCGTATAGTGCGCGATCCCGGTGATGCAAAATATGCCGTACATATTCCAAGATGGCTTTTCTTCTTCGGCATGGCTGTCTATATTGCCGGCGCCGCCGTCTGCATCGCAATGCTCGCTGTCGGAAAGTTCTTCGTTGCGATTCCGGGTGTTGGCTGTATGCTTTTCGGTGCCGCGGCGATGCTCTGCCAGCTCGACCAGAAGGTCGTGCCTGCGGGCGAGGGGATATATATCTATTCGACCATGTTCGGCAAGAAGAAGCGCTTTAATATTTCTGATTTTGTCTCGATGAAGCGAAACTCCGATTCGCTCACGCTCAAATTCAAAAACGGGAAGATGCATATCGATAACCTTGCCGTTATCAGCGACGACTTCAGAGAGAGCCTGCTCGACGGCAAAGAAGACTGA